GACTATGTGCCAGGCACGTGGTGGGAGATCAAGCATTACGCCGAGGAAGCCGGGCCGGGTAGCAAGAAGCATCGGTACACGACGCTGGGCCAGTTCATCGAGCACGACACCTATGACAACCAGCACCTGCGCGACTGGGATGAGAAGCAGATTGAGCAGGGCAGCACGTTTGCCCCGGATGAAGTGCAGCCGTATCACGAGGAGGCGTTGCTGTTGATCTGGACTGGCCGCCATGCCAGTCGGCTGACCTCGAGGGTGCACGTCCCGAAGATCACGAACGCCCGCCGCATGACTGACGAGGAGATCGAGGCGTTCAAGGCCGAGGCTCAGAAGTGGGTGGAGCAGTGGATCTGGAGCCAGGAGGAGTTCGATGAGAAGATGTCCTGGGTGGCTGAGTTCCCTGATCTGTGGTGGCCGACCTTCGACCCGGATTACGTGTGTGATCACCTGCCATGGAGATGGCGGCGCGGCACGGATGGGACGTGGTGTGAGTATTGCCGGGAGATGATCTCTGACCTTGCGTTGCCCGGTGATGAGCCAGAGGTTGGCGATGAGTACGCCGAGATGGACCCTGCGAATTGTCCATGGTGGTGGTACTCAGGCAGTGGAGGACGAGACATCGATCCAGCGGAAGTTGTCCACCCGGATGACTGCAGTTGGTGCCAGCGACGGAGAGACGAAATACAGGCAGTGAAGAAGGAGGAGGTTCTAGCTGATGTTGACGATTACGGAAGAACGTGATGGTGAGTTGGTGTCGGACGACAGGGCTGTTGAGGACGTGTCGCGGGTGCTGATTGAGATTGGTGATCAGTTGCATCGCGAAGGCAAGGCGGTGATCAATGATGAGGAGATCATCGGGTTCACGTTCCACGTCAAGCAGGCGGGGCCGGAAGTGGGGCCGAGATGACTGACCTAGAACAGACGCTGGGACTGATTGTGTCCGGCTCGCTCGATGATGAATTGGGTGAGCTCGAGGCTGGGATCAAGCAGCGCAAAGAAGTGCTGGCGCGGAAACGACTGGGCGAATTGCGGCCGGGTGATCGCGTGATCCTGACCGACCTGCGCCCGTTGTACTTGAAAGGGCTGGAGGCCACGGTCGCCCGAGTCGATGGCAACAAGGTGTACATCATGCTCGATGAGGATGCTGGCAAATTCAGTGCTGGAGCCGAGATAGGTGCCAGGCCGGGGATGATGCGCAAGATCGAAGCCAATGCCTGAGCGAAGGCCACTGGTTCCGATTGGGTGGCGCGAAGTGTGGCGAAACCCCGGCCACTGTGGAGTGCAGTTGTTCATCGGTCGGAATGAGGGTGCGCGAGGAAACAGCGGAGAGATCACGATGCGGACGGATGAGTGGGATGAGCTGCAGGTGTTCGTGAACCTGCACCATCAGGCGGCGATGGAGATTCTGCCGGCGATTACGACGTTGCGGACTGACAGCCGCACTTTTGGAGGCGAAGATGAGTGAGACACAGCATGACCGCATTCTGGGGATGCTGAGGAATGGTCCGGTGTGTGGGACCACGTTCCTGGGGGCGTGGCTGCCGACGTACAGCCAGAGGATCGGTGAGTTGAGAAAGAAAGGCTACGGGATCGAACGGATCAAGTGCCCGAACGAGTTTCACAGGCACAAGTCGCAGATCGCGACCTACGTGTTGGTGTCTGATCTCGATGCTGTCGATGAGCACTTTGATGAGGAGACCCCGGCGTACGCCGAAGACACTGGGCTGATGCCGCTGGGTGATCCTCTGTTCGATAGTTCTGATGAGGGGGAGTTGTTTTGACTGACCGACTACCGCACGTCCATGTCGAAGGCACTGGCGAAGTGTTCAATCCATCGTCTGGGGCGCTGCGTTCGCTGCCGACGAAGCGGCGTCACATCCACCGTTGGGCAGTGTTCGCGTCGTACTACGTGACAGAGGAACAGGCCGAGGCTGGGGCGGTGCCTGGCAACAAGGTGCTGCTCGACCAGACGAACATGTTTTTCTTCGGGATGGGCTGCGTCGATTGCGAGCTGATCTATGCCGAGGGCGTTGGGAAACCGTGCACGGCTGGCGACACATGGGATGGTGACTGATGGCGAAGATGTATGTGGTAGAGCGTAAAGAGCACGGCGTGGTTGTGACCGTTGAACCGGATGAAGGGCCGAGCTATCTGCTACCGCACCTGGTGAAGCACTCGCCCACGGGCCTCGAGTACGGATACGGCGGCAGTGGGCCTGGTGACCTGGCACGCTCGATCGTCGGTGACGTGTTGGGCACGGACGAACCTGACGAGCACCTGTACATGGCGTTCAAGTGGGCGTGGGTGAGCTCTCGCGATCAGAAGGCTTTGTACCACGAGATCACCGAGCATGACGTCAAGACGATCTTGGACCGAGCCGAGAACCTACACGGAGGACTGCACGGCTGATCCGCCGCTGCTATGCTTTACAGGTGCAAAACTCTTTGTTCACAGGCAGAGGCCAGATCTACCTGATCTCGAGATTGCAGACCGACAAGCCGTTCATGGTCAAGACCGTCACGCCTGACGGGGCCAAGGCCGAGACCGGCTGGTGCAAGACCCGATCCCACTGCGATGGAGTGATCCAAGACCTGATCGGATCGGGCTACGAGTACATCGATGAGATCGTTCTTGATGAAGCCACACCGGAGCAGCTGGCGGTGTTGAGGCTGAGCCACTTCCATGATGCTGAGTTGAGATCGGCCCTGCAGAAGTTCATTCGGAGAGGGATGACCGACGATGCCGTGTCCACGGCCTACCTGATCGTTGGTTCCAAGAATGGGGATTGGTGGTTGCGTCGGCGTCTGTCGGTTATCTGTGCCGAGGACATTGGGATTGAGTGGCTCGAGCGGGTCACTGTCCTGGCCAGGGATGCAGAAAATGAGAGAGATCTGCTGCAGCTGGTTGGATCGATGAGCATGATGCCCAAGACGAAAGCTCAGTCCTGGCTGGTGGAGATTGCGTATTTACGGAAAGACGGGAACACGGGGTACAGCCAGCACAGCCTGACTTCTGCGCTCCAGTCTGATGACGCGATCGAGGCGTGCCGGATCATTTGGTCCGCACACGACGAGGGTGATTTCATGGGGGGGCCTGCGCCTCTCGTCCGGGTGCTTAGCGGGATGAGTGAGCACTTGGGCGGGGTGGTCGAAAGGCAGGTTGACGCCGCCATTGAGAGAATCAAGATGAAGGGATCTGACTGGGAGGAAATGTACATGGCGTTCGGTGCTGTGCTCGCCATCATCGAGAAGCCGACCGAACCGACTGCTGACTGGCCCATGTATCGGGTGCCAGAGCACATTGCACCGATCACGACTCTGCCCTGGTTCGCCTTCGATCAACACACGTGGCGTGGTAAGTCTGCGATCAGGAAGAAAGCAGAGAAGCATGATCTCTCTGAGGCAACGCTTGCCGACATGATGTTCGACTTTGAGTCGGCCAAGGTGGAGCCTGAGATTATGACGGTGTGGCGGGAGATTGGTCTGAATGAGATCGCCATTCACCATGGGTTTGGCAACGGCGAATCGTTCTATGAGAAGTGGAGCCGAGTGCAACCCGATTTGCAGGATTACATCGAGTGGATGATCGCCCGGAAGTAGAGCATGAACACCCAGCCAGTCGGAGACTTGGCACTCGTAGGTTGATGGTGCATTCGCACAAGAACGGCGGGATGTGTCACCAGCACGTAGAAGGCAAAGATGCGGGGTGGGGCTCATCTCACATGGGGAAGCACGATGGACAGGGAGGAGGATGGGATGAACAGAGGCCTGAGAGCGGTGGTGATACCGGATTTGATCACAAGCGCCGAGCTAACCGGGATGTCCACGTTCACGTCGATCAAGCACTTGTATGACGGACTCGAGCGCGCCGGTTTGCGGCAGTTTGTCGAATGGCTGATCCCGTCTGACAAGAACCATGTGACCTGGGATGACTCGTGGTTCGATGAGCCGTGGATCAACACCAGGCCGTGGCTGTTTCCGTATGAGCCGATGTATGACTACTCGGGTTTCAGCCCTGCCACGTTGGAGCCGTTCTTGCCAAAGCGCGGTGATGTGGTGGCTGACTATGTGCTGAACATCAGGCCGCTGCATTCTGCTGAGATCGCGTCGGCGTTCCAGCCGAGCCAGTCACAGTGGGTGCAGACTGTTGAGCTTCCGGTGATCAGCTGGGTGATCGATTCGCCGCTTGATCCGCGCACGCCTGCCATGAGGACCAGGGCATCGGAGGCTCTGTTCTGCGCTTCGGCTCTGCAGGGGCCGATGATCTTTATGAATGAGATCGACCGCGATGAGTACTACCGGATGCTGCTGAGATACCTGCACCCAGGAGTGGTGGGCGGGCTGGACATGGCAGTGGTGAATCCGACCGCAGACTTTGCCACGATCGATGACCAGTACGCCGAGATTATGGGACACAGGTTTGCTCGACGCAAGCGCGGGGTCACGACCGTTTTCCATGGTGGATCTGGGGAGGGAAAGCGTCGGCTGCCGTTCATCATCGAGGCGGTGGATGAGTTGCGGGCGGCGGGTCATTCGGTAGAGGCTGTGTTCAAGACCCAGTGGAAGCAGACCCGTAAGCCGCCGTTCCGGTTGGCAGAGGATCACGATTTCTCTGTTGAGTACCAGGTTGGCCATGACCGCTTCGTTGAGTCGTTGTGGGAGGGTGACATTGCCTACATCGGTGCCGAGTACGAGGTCACTGGCCTGTCTTACATGGAGGCGATTAGGGCGGGACAGCTGCCGCTTGTGTTCGATGCTCAGTGGATGCACAACCGGCTGCCGGCGCAGTACCCGTTCGTGACGGAGGACAAGACTGAGGCGAAGCTGATGCTGAGAGAGATGGTCACCGACTTCGATGATCTGATCACCAAGTGGCACGAGCAGTTGATCTTCGCGCTGGATCCGTTTTCGGAACTGTTCGTCGCTGGTGAGTTCGACCGGACTGTGAGACGGATGCTCGAGCCAGCACATGCCCGCAATCTGGAGTACGTCCAGAAGCAGAACCCTGGCTACAACCTGCTGGCGTGGGCAGTGAAAGAGGAGCAGTGGCCGACGATCACAGACCCGGAAGTGTTGTGGGAAGCCATGAGCAATCGGTCAGAAAAGAGGGTGAACTTCAAGTACGTGAGGCCGTTGGCACTCCGCTTGATGCTGATGACCCTCGGCTATGGTGACACACTGGATGGACCGGGACTGCGCATGGAGCTGAGGGATGGGTGAGTTCAACGAGTCAGGGATTCACTGGCTCGACGTGTCACACCGGCTGCTGATGCAGCGAGCGTTGCTCAAAGTGTGGCCTGGCGACGGCCTCTACGTCGATGAGCCGCTTGCAGACAGCGATCGGTACTGGGCAACCTGGCTCGAGGAAGCGAATGGCGCTGATGTATGGAGCTTCATCGAACCGGGCGACGACCTGAACAACGTCCTCGCGATGCAGATTGATCACGCCAGGTTGAGGCGACCCGATCTCACGATGTTCCTTGACTCGCTGACCACTTGCATCTGGTGGGACAGTGCGCTGCGAGCCGCAGCTGAGTACAGCGAGTGGGTGCTGGTCGCTGACTTCCTGATGGACCCGACCCCTGAATGGTGGAAGCCAAAGAACCGGCTGCCGATCCCACGTTCGCTGCTGATTGAGACGATGGACCGCTTCGATTGCTACCTTGCTGCTGAGACGACGGTGGACTACTGGCATCGATGGTTGTTCCTGAAAGTGCCACCGACCCTGTTCCCAGTTGCCGGGCTTCTGACGACCGTGATGGACACGATCGCACAAGGGATTGTTGACCCAGAGAAGGCGCGACACAGCGCCTTGTTGTTCCGAAGGAGGAACTAGATGACGACGGAGACCAAGAAGATCCACGGCATGGCCGTGCACGTGACTGACTCGCAGAGAGCGAAGATCGGCCAGGCGATTGACACCATCCTCGAGAAAGGCTGGTTGATGTGGGGCGACTGGCAGGATGAGCTCTCCGCAAAGATGGCTGCGCTCACCGGCAAGAAAAACGTCGTGACGTTCAACTCCGCGACATCGGCGTTGGAGATCCTGTTCACGTGGCTGGAACGCAACGGCAAGCATCGGGTCGGGATACAGGCGAACAGCTTCCCGTCCGTCGCCTTTGCTGCCAGGCGCGCCCAGTTCGACGTGGTGTTCGTTGACATCGACATTGCCACGATGTCGCCCACGGTGGAGCAGTTGGAGGGGCTCAGATTGGATACGTTCGTGCTGCAGCACAACGGCGGGTTCATCACGAAAGAGATCCGTCAGTTGATGCAGTACTGCGACGAGATGGAGATCTTCATGGTTGAGGACGCGTCGCACGCTGCTGGCTCTGAGTGGACGAGCAATCGTGCTGGTCACTTTGGGCACGCTGCCGTTTCCAGCCTGGCTGCGACCAAGCCGCTGCAGACCGGCCAGGGTGGGTTGCTGTACACGAACGACGACGACCTTGCCCAGTTTGGTTTCCAGATGAAGAACTACGGCCGCACCGAGATGTTCCAGAAAGGCGTGTACGTCGAGGAGGGGTGGAACGCGCACATGACGGAGATGCAGGCCGCCATCGGTGTGATCCTGCTGGCTGACATGGACGCGGCGATCGAGTTTCGCTACGTCCTGGCTGACATCATGCTTGACGGCATACGTGGTTTGGTGCCGTTGGGAACTGCGGCCGCACTTCGTGCCGGGACCAAGCCGAACCTGTACAAGCTGCCGTTCCTGGCTGAGTCGCTGATCCAGCGCGAGGCACTCGAGGAGCACCTGCTCCACGACAACATCGAGCCTGGGTCTGCGATCTACCGATTCGTGACACCACAGCTGCGGCTGTTCGGCTCAGAGTTCGCAGGCCCGTGGCCGAACACGGTGAAGTTCTCGCTCGAGCACTTCTGCCTGCCGTTGCACAACGCAATGAGCATCGAGGATGCCGAGCGTGTGAACCAGTCGTTGAGGGGGTTCTTCGGATGAGGGCCGCTGTCACAGGAGGGTCGGGGTACATCGGCTCGAGACTGGTGCTTGACCTTGAGCACATCTACGGCGCGGATGCGGTGCGCAACTTCGACATCGAAGGAGACACTGATGACCCGAAGTTCGTGTACTGCGATCTGACGGAGGATGCGGGGCTCATCGCTCAGTGGCAACCGGAGATCGTGTACCACCTGGCTGGCCCAGTTGTCGGTGGCATGAGGAGAGATCCCGCTGCCGGATGGGATGCCCAGGTTGGCGGCACGCTCAGTGTGCTGTCTGCCATCAGCCAGATGCAGTACATCCCGCGCCTGGTGTTTGCATCGAGCTTCTACGTCTACGACGGCCACGACCCGCGGACCACGGTGAACGAGCACACGCCGCTGGACCTGAATGACATGGAACTGTTCGGCGCAGCGAAGTTTGCCTGTGAGCGATTGATCCGTGACATGGCTGACCGCTATGACATCGAGTACGTGCTGACTCGGTTCGGCTCTGTGTATGGAGGGGCGAACGGGAGCAACGTGGTCCGCGACTTCATGGAGACCGCCGCCCGCGGCGAGACCTTGGAGATATGGGGCAGGGGTGACCGCCGAAACCAGTACACGTACCTGGCTGATGTGGTGCGCGGATTGCTGCTGATCATCGACTACTGGGACGAGGTTACTGGTGAGCCGCTGAACCTGATCTCACCGGACGAGACCACGACACGTGAGCTTGCCGGGCTGGTGACCGCCATGTTCAATACGCAGGCGGTGTTCCTCGAGGAGAAGCCTGAGCCGCCGTCGATGCCGTACATGTGGCCGGGCCGTGCGATGCACAAGCTGGACTGGAACCCTGAGACGCTGAGAGACGGCATGTCTCTGACGAGCGCGGAGCTAGAACTGACCTGACATGCGCGCACTGATGATTCCGCAGGTGGTGACCAAAGAGCTTGCCGCCGAGTCGGATGCGTACAGCTATCGGCAGATCATGGAGGCGCTGTCTGACCGGGAGCCATCGTGGTTCTACGTGTGGAGCAAGACCGAGCACGAAGGCTCTGACCTTGGCCGTGACAACTGGACACTATTCGCTGAGGAATCGAACAGCCTGACGTTTTACCAGCAGATGGCTGCATTCTCGGGACGCCTGTTCGAGACGTTCAACCGGCAGACCGGCGCCTACCCAGTTGATGCTGTGTTCACGTCACGGGCGGGTCTAGTGCCCTCTTTGATGGTTGGCCTTTCCACGGACCCATCCAAGCCCGTTCCGGTTGTCACGCTTGAACCTCGTGTCTATGCGGGAGGGTCGGTGGCTCACAACACCGTCACCGAGATCGACACGGCTACTCGAGCAGTCGGCTATGCGCTTGGGATCAAGGTGTTCTGGTCACAGTTTGAGATGGATGAGGCCATGCGTGCTGTGTCCACGTGGATGAGTCCCGGCGCTGTGAAGCGGGCAGAGGAAAACAGCTTCATCGTGCCGCAGCTTGTCGAGTCGCATCCGTTCATAAGGCAGGAGGATGGTCGGAAGCGGGTCATGTTCGTGGGCCGGCTGAATACGAACAAGCATTGGGACGAAATCATGGAGGCGTATGGCAAGGTGTTGATGACCCGCACCGATGTCGAGGTTTGGCTGCACGCTGGAACCGGGGCACGGAGGAAACTGGACCCGGCTCAGTCTCGCTGGTTCAAGACGACGGAGAGCATCCCGTCGCACGATGACTACTTGAAAGTGATTGCTGACACTGACGTTTCTGTGTACGCATCGGATGATGAAGGTGTCAACGTGACAGTGCTGGAATTGCTCGCGCTCGGAGTTGTCATGTGGCTGCCCGATAAGCCATGGGTACGGAAGTTGTTTGATCCGCTGGAGTATCCGTTCACGTACAGCAAGAAACGTGAATTGCCTGAGTTGATCGACTACGCCCTTGACAACACGGCTGCCATGAGAGCTGACCTGACACCGATCCGTGATCTTATTGCCAGTAGGTATGGCAGGGATCCATGGAAAGAGGCGTGGTCGCATGTGTTCGATGCCATCGATGCTTGGAATGCCAGGAACCGTGTAACCGTGGTACGGAAGTTCAAAGCTGAGGTTGACGGCCTGCATGAGTTGTACCCGGAAGGTGTTGCGTGGATCACTGCCTTGAGTCTGGCGCACTCGCTCAAGACCAGGCCGTGGATGCGACGAGTGTTCTCGACTTACGGTGCTTACCTGTCGGTTGCCGATCAAGACAACATGAGTGGCCCGATCCCAGTATTGGAGAGAAATGGCACCTGAGCTGCACATTCCGATTGTGATTGACATTGATCAGATCGAGCCGTTCGAGTGGAATCCGAATGAGCAAGACATCGCCACGTTCAATGAGCTTGTGTCGAGTATTGAGGGTGAGGGATTCCTAGAGCCTGTTCTCGTGGTGCCAATCGCTGACACGGATCGCTACTCGCTTGTTGGTGGTGAGCATCGCTGGAAGGCCGCAAAGCTGGCTGGCATGGAGCAGATCACCGCTGTTGTGAAGGAAGGGTGGGACGAGGACGCCGAAAAGATCCAGAACGTGCGGATGAACATGACCACGGGGAAGATGAACCCGGAGAAGTTCGCTTCGTTGTGGGTTCCACTCGAGAAGAAGTACGGCCGCGTTGCCCTGATGAGATTGATCGGCGCGGAGCACAAGGAACGTGAGTTGGAACGACTGTTGGGCAGAGTCAAGAAGTCGATGCCCAAGGAGATGAGAGAAGATCTCGACAAGCGTGCTGACAAGATCCGCAATGTCGAGGATCTCGCGACCGTGGTGCAGTCGCTCTATGCCCAGTTCGGCTCGACTCTGGACGCCAGCTACATGTTCCTGACCTTCGGTGGCAAGGTGCACCTGATGATCAAGCTGGACGAACCGACCAAGAAAGAGCTCGAGTTCCAGCTGTCGAAGATCAAAGGTGCTGGCGGCGATGCCAATGAGGTTGTGAAGGACGCGTTGGATGCCATAATGACCGGAGGAGGTACAGATGGCTGACCCATATCACGCAACTTCGGTAGCTCACACGCTTCGTCTGTTCGATGCCTACGGTGTTGTCCCTGCGCCACGAGCAGTGCCGAGCACGCAGTTGCCCACGGACACGAGCGAGACCGGCCAGGTTTCCGGTGGAGTACAGGCGATGGAGACGTTCCAACAGAACACGTTGTTCCCAGGACACGTGAACCGCATGGTGAGGCGTCTGAATGCTGGACCGAACCCACGTGGTCTGACTGGCTTCGGCTCTGGCGGATCGAACCAGCCGCAGTCCGTGACACCGAGACTCACGACAACCCGGTAACCCGCTCTTCGCCGGTTCTGATTCCGTTGCCCCATGGGGGGAGCCGAGCGATATGCTTGCTGGATCGCGAGCACCTGTATCTGTCAAAGCCAGGGCGGTAACCTGCCACCGCTATGGTGAACGCCAAGACTGCTCATAACCACGACTGCTGGGAACCATACGGGGAACAGCTTGGGGATGACTGATGGCACGACCGAGCCTGATCAATAACACCGAGTGGCAAGAGCCGATCGAACGGATGATTGCCTCTGGCTGGTCGTCCGAATCAGTGTCCGAGTACATGCGCTTCCGCTACGGCCACGATCTGGCTGCCTCGACGGTACGCCGTCATGCCGGGCGATTCGGCAAGCGGATCAGAGAGACGTATCCCGACCTTGTTGCAGAAGACCAGGCGCGCACGTACTTCGTCGCCCACGCCAAGGCTGACGACTTTGTGGACGTGCTCGGCCAGCTTGGTGAACTGATCCACATGCAGAGAGCCCGTCTCGAGATAGACCTGTCGATCGAGAAAAACGACTTCAACAAGTTGCTGCCTGACACTCGCCACGAGATCAAGCAGTTGTCCGATCTGCTGGTGACGTACCAGAGCATTGCTCAGGACTGGGGGGTGGTGCCGAAGGCCGGTATCGATGTGTACATGACTCACGCTGCTGCACAGCTGGTGCCCGAGGAGGAGGTCATCGAGGCCAAGTGGACCGAGGCACTGTCGCCCGATGACAAGCAGAAGATCATCGACTTCACGAGGCTCGCTCACGATCAGAGAGCACTTGGCAATGGCGAAGTTGATTGATGAGGTCGAACGGCTTGTCCATCAGCCTGAGCGCCGCCGCCAGTTCTCGATAGCGAACCACCCCGGCGTCTATGCCGAGGATGTCCTGGGGTTCAACAACGAGCCGTTCCACTGGGAGTGGCACGAGTTGGAGATGACGTACGACCGGCTCACTGTGGTTGCGCCTCGAGAGCATGCAAAGAGCGAGGTCTACAGCGTGATCGGCACCGCGCACAAGGCGATCTACGAGCCAGGGTCATGGACGCACCTGTTCTCTGCCACAGTCCGCTTGTCGGAGGAGCTTGTTGACCGCGTGATTGCGACGATTTCCCGGTCGCACCCGTGGATGATCGACAACGCGCCTCGATTCTCGAAGACCGATCTGGTGTTCAGCAACTGGTCGAGGATCACAGTCGGGTCGGTAGGCCGAGCGGTTCGTGGTCTGCACCCTGATCGGATTGTCGGTGATGACATCCTTGATGAGACCAGGACCGGCACGAATCTGCAGCGCCGGCGTTTGGAAGCGTTCTGGCTCGGTGCTGTTGGCCCGATGGCGCATCCCGGTGTGTACAGGCCACTGGGTTGGGGGAACCTGAAACCGCATGGCAAGGTGAAGGCTGAGTTCCACCCGGCGACGAAGATCATCCTGGTTGGCACGCCGTTCCATGAGCTCGACCTGCTGATGAGCATGAAGCAGAACCCGATCTACCAGTACAGGCGATATGCCGCCCAGTTCTCGCCGTCTGAGTTGATCCCCGGCACCTGGGCTATCGACGCTTCGCCCATGCCGAAGGCCGCCTGAGCTACCCTTTACAACGGTGGTGGTGGTGGTATCGTATGTGTATGAGAAACACTCGGAATCACGAGAGGGGTGAGCGCAATGTGACCGCCATGCCGGAGACCCCGGCCAACATGTTGAGGCTGACACAGGCAGAGGAGGAGCAGAAGATGGACTACATCGAGGCGATGAAATGTGAGTGGTGCGGCGACAAGAGCCGTGACCCGCAGATCGTGTTCCTGGTGAAAGCAGATCCCCGGTATGACGATGGGGAAGACTGGTTCGCTTGCGACGGTTGCTTTGCTGAGTTCGGATTGGAGCGACGATGAGATACAGAGTTGAAGTACGTCTGATCAAGGTGGCCGAGAGTGGCAGTGGGCGCGAGTTGGGCGTCAAGTTGCATGAGACCACGGATCGTGATGAGGGCGAGTGGGCGTTTGCCCTGGTGCGCGATGTGGGATCGCTTGCACTTGCGGGACGTGCGAATGAGCCGTACAAGCGTCTGCCCCGGCCATGACAATTGCAGACAAGAGATACCGGGTGGAGATCCGGCTGGTGGAGACAAGGCGTGGACTGCCGACCTTGCGGCAGGGATTCCTGTACGGCACGGATGACCGCGAAGAGGCGAATTGGGCGTACCTGACTGCCAACGCCATCGCCCAGGCCAACTGGGATGACGCGGTGTACGAACCGCCCGAGGAGACATCGGGTGACTGATCGTGGGTGGTCGGACCCTGAGTCTGACCCGGTTGGTGACATTCGTGACATGTCGGATGCGTACAAGGATCAGCGAGACCAGTGGCTCGAGCGGAAAGCCCGCTGGCAGACAGGTTTGGATGACGTGGAGGCGATTCTGCACGAGGCAAGGCGGGACTTCGCCATCCTGAAAATGGAGATCCACAGCACGGCAGGCAGTGATGAGAAGGCGCGTGAGTTCCTGAGCTACATGCTCGATTCGGCGTCCCGGTTCCACAGCGAATTGCAGCTGTACCGGATGGAAGTGACGGGGGAGGAGTGACCATGGCCATGTCGCTGGCAGATTTCAATGTTGAAGACGCGGCCGCCGAGTTGGAGTCTCGAGTCACGGGGCTCACGTCCACGGATGATTGGCAGGAGATGCTCGCCACGGCTGCTCGATTCCACAGCTACTCGTTCAACAACGTGATGCTGATCGAGATCCAGCGCCCGGATGCGACCCGTGTTGCTGGGTATAGGAAGTGGCAGTCGATGGGCCGGCAGGTGCTCAAAGGTGAGAAGGGCATCAGGATCTTCGCACCGATGACCAAGAAGGATGACGCTGGTGACTCGGTGATCTTCGGCTTCCGGTTGGCAAGCGTTTTCGATATTTCGCAAACGGAGGGTGACGAGATCCCGTCGCTTGATGACTTCGTGGTTGAGATCGATGTGGATGCACCGCTCGGTTGGGAGGGTGTGGTAGTTGACCAGCTTGAGGCTGAGGGGTTCACGTGGGAGATGGGGAAGGTGTCCCTGCCCGGTGCCAACGGCGTCACGAGATGGCTTGACTCGAGCGTGGTGATTGCTGACCGGCTGAATGGTGGCCATGCGTTCAAGACGTCGATCCATGAGCTGGCCCACGTGAAGCTGCACGACAGAGACGACGACCGCGAACTGCCGTGCCGTGGCCACCGGGAAGTGGAGGCTGAGTCTGTCGCGTTCATCGTGTCTCAGGCTCTGGGCGTCCCGACCGGCGATTACAGCTTCGGCTACATCGCGAGCTGGGCCGAACGAGCAGACAAGGGTGTGATTCGGGAGGCGATGACACGGGTGCAGTCCTGTGCCAAGTCGATCCTGAAAGAGTGGGAGCCAGAATGACGGACAGGCCAGTTGACTCGATTCTGCCGCTGCAAGACACGTCGGTTGCCATGGTGGTGGCAGACGTCAAGGCCAAGATTCGTGAGCAAGACCGGAAGGCACGTGCTGGTCACTTTGGCGGTGAGCACACGCTGCCCGGTGGCCCCGATCAGGCCCGCCTGCCGATCTTGGTTGAGGAGGTTGGTGAAGTGGCCATCGAGATGAACGAGATGTCGAAAGGGAACCGGGATACCGACCAGGGGATGTACCTCGAGCTTATAGATGTTGCTGCCACGGCCACAGCTTGGGCGTCCGCACTGCTGGAGGAGGAGGACGGCTACCGATGAGCTACGCCAAAGATGAAGGCTCGGTGATCCTGATCTGCGATGAGTTGAGTCGAGATCCCGATGACCACAGATCGGGCCGGATGGTGCCTTGCCCCGAGAGGTTCCCGTCCGGTATGGCACGAGTGAGCCAGGCCAGATTGAGAGCCGAAACCTACCAGTGGACGAGTGTGGCGAGCAAGATTGATTTGTGCCCCAGCCACACGGAGCTCTTTGAGTCCTGACGTTCCGTTGTATGATGTAAACCATGACTACGCAGACGACGCAGCTTGCGCTCGTGGATGACACTGCTGACGGTCCCGTGGTGGCTCGGACGCTGATGATCCCGTTCACGCCAAAGTCGAAGAATGTGATGGAACACTGGCAACCGATGTGGCGCACTTCGTACCAGAGAAAGTGGAAGCAGGCGTTGCGCAAGGCTCTGCGCGAGATCAATCCCCCGCTCGGAGCACGGCGTGTGATGGTGTCCGTGACCCTGGTGTTCGCCTCCAAGAGACGGCGTGACTGGCAGAACTACGTGTACCCGCTGATGCACTACATTGCCGATGTGCTGGTGGAGGAAGGTGTGATTCCTGATGACACACCGGATCGGTACATGACCGCAGCCAACGGAGGCATCGAGTTCGCCGTGGATTCAAGACGTGAGGTACGAGCCGAACTGAGGAACCGCACCGTCATCGGTCTGGCAATCGAAACGTAATGCCCGGCCATTCGCAGCTGAGCGTCATGCCGGTGGTCGTCACAGTCCTGATCAAGACTCCGTGCCCGGTCTGTGATGAGGAGTGCGCGATCGGTGTCGAGTTGAATGGAGATCTGACCGCGGACGACGCCCTGCACATGGGGATGCATCTTCTGGGTGCTGCACTGACGGAGCATGTGAAGTGCCACGCACGAAACAACTGAGTCCGTTTGGCCTTGGCACCACGGTCGGCTTGTGGGGAAACCGCTGGCCGCTTGTCGCCAAGGAGGTCTGCATCAGTGAGCTACGCGCTGCTGATCCCGAGGATCGAGAGGAAGTGCGTTGGGCGCTGCCCTGTGAATCCTGCGAACTGAACACGGCCTGTCTGACTGCCCGCCAAAAGGAGATCGGCGGGCTGATGTACGACCGGGAGTACCAGACCCGGCCTCGAGCAAGCGCATCGTCGCTGTTCCCGTACGAGCGCATGGAGCCGTGCCTTGACTTCAACGGGTCGTTGTCTGACTACTGGCTCAAGCCGCTCGGCAACGAGGAGAGATGGGCGATTTGCTCAGGATGGGATCTGGCCTGGTCGGAGAAGACGGGCGGTGACTACCTGGCGAAGTACACGGCCAAGCTGGATCGGGTGACGGGAGAGAAGCACTTGCTCGACCTGAACCGATGGCAACGGCTCAGCTTCGTGGAGCAGTGCGACCTGATCACTGAGGAGAACAAGATCTGGAAAGACGACATCGTGGTGATCGAGTCTGATGTCGCCCAGGTTGTCTGGAAGCAGTACCTCGAGGCCACGACCGCGGTGCCTGTCATGCCGCATTCGGCCGGGACCAAGAGATCGTTTGAGCAGGGTGTGCCAGTGTTGCTGCGTGACATTGAGCGGAAGAAGTGGAGTTTCCCGTACAAGGTCGGGTCGCGCAAGCACGATCTGGTCCGCGCATTCTTGGGTGAATGTGAGGCATTCGGTTGGGAGGATGACAAGCTGCAGGGTGTTGGTGAGCACGACGACATGGTTATGTCCTGGTGGCATTGTGATTGGGGGCTTGAGAAGATGAGGGCAGCACCGACCCGTAAGGTAACCTCGCAGCGGAGACGGCAGATTGCTGAGTTCTAGGAGGCACGGCTGATGGCAGACTCACCGGCACCAGCGGCACCGGACAAACTGCCAAGGCGATTGCAAATCCAAGCTCTGAATCCTGATGACCCACGCTCTGTTGAGGCGCAGACGGCGCGACGTCGTGGTGTGATCATCCGAAGGCAGTACTTCCACGGCGAGCAGTACGTGGATGAGAATGTGGTGATTGCTGAGAAGTTCGCTGAGACACAGCCTGACTTTGAACCGCGCTGGCAACGACTGCCCGAGCACCAGCGACTGCACGCCTACAGCGAGGACATTCCTGATGGCTTGAACTTCATTGCTGACCAGCTGACTGGCAACATGCAGATCTCGGCTGACAACGCAGTGGTGTCGCAGAAGTGCGAAGACATTTGGGTGATCAGCGGCCTGCAGTTCCGCATGCAGGACATTTCGCGTGAGACGATGATTGCTGGTGACCTGTTTGTGAGGGTGGTCCCGTTTGCCCATGACCCAGACGACGACCCGCAGGCGATGTTGCACCTGTGGGAAGCGGAGGTTGTGGAGGCGTATTACAGCGAGTCGAACTTCCGACTGCTTGATGAGCTTCGGATCGAGGAGCATCGGTTTGTGAACGAGGACGGCAAGAACGTGCAGAAGCGGTTTGTGTCGATCTTCCGCATGGAGATCTGGGACTACGGCGGTGACTTTGAGGAGATCGGTGAATCGCTGGGTCTGGATCGGTTCCAGCTGACCTGTGTGGAGCGCATCGAGATTGACGGCGACGAAGTGTCTGCCCGGTCGCTTGACCTGCCGTTCATCCCTTGGGTCCACATGCACGGTGAGCAGAAGTCGCTCCGGTCGATGTACGGAGATCCGTTGCTGTCGTTCCAGTTGATGGAGACCATCGATCGGATGAATGCCAACGACCAGCTTGAGTTCCTGGCTGTCCGGTACAACAGCTACGGGAACGTGGTGATCACTGGCGATGAGGCGTTCCTCCGAGACCAGACCCAGGCGAGCTATACGATCAGCATGGACGTGGCCGACGCCCTGGTGTTTCCGGGCGGGACCGATGTTCACGCCGTCACGCTGTCGATCAACGTCGAGGCGTACGAGTACCAGCGTTCTGTGCTGGTCGAGGAGGCATACGGATTGATGGGGCTGGAGCGGATCGACTCAGCGAACATTGCTGGCCTGGGTGGTGTCTCTGGATACGCGCTCGAGATCCTGAACCGGAAGACGGACGGTACGTTCCGGCGCATCGTGGAGAACCAGCGCGAAGGGATGATCGACAGTCTGAACATGATGCTCTGGGTTGACCAGATCGTGCGCGAGGCCGAGGTTGATGTGTTCGGCATCCGCCACTTTTGGGACGTGGAGCTCAATGACATCGACCGGACGATCAAGGTTGACTTCGGCACGGCGTACATCGTGGATGAGGTCGCGGTGCGTGATGACTTTCTGTCTGGCATGATCAGCCGCAGAGAGGCGCTGCGCAAGAATGGCTACGACGATGACGAGATCGAGCAGATCGAACTCGATCTGGCTACGCAGGCTGCCGCCTCAGCCACCATCGAAGCGGAGGCCATTGCTACAGCGTTGACTGCCAGTAGGTTCTCGACGGAACGAGCATGAGCCGGCGCTCGCTTCGTGTCCTTGATCGTAAGCTCCGCACCCTGGAGGACGCCACCGTTGCAGACGCGCAGCGGTCCCTGGACGAGTTCGCGTCGTCGCTCCGCGGACAGTGGGCAACCATCCCGCCCGCCCGACGTGAAGTGGTGTTGCTCGCCGGGCTGATCCAAGCGACTACCCGGATCGCCGGTCAGGGCGTCCTC